GAAGAACCAGACAATGTTTCTGCATTGATAGTCTTACCATTGACCTCTACCTCACCCATTACAGGTTTGTGGTTTAGTCTGACACGTGCTAATGTACTAGCTTTCTTTGTATCAGTGACCTCACTACGCTCATTGGATATGCCCATAGCTTTAGCCATTGCACTAAAGTTATTTGTGTCTATCGTTACTACTTCATTATTTATCATATATATACCTCCTTGTATATTGTTTAAGAATCTTAGTTATATCACGCTACGTCCTTTGTGTCAAGCCAATTAGAACCTATTTTTGCTTCAAGTAATAATGGCACATTGAAGTCTATATTCCATCGTTGTTCTATTAATTGTTTCAACACAGAGTTTGTTTTGTTTATAACCTCTATGACCTCTTTGGTTTCATTTGGGTGTACATCAATCACGATTGAATCATGTACGCTATTTACTATACAACTATTTAAATCGTTAAGTAATTTATCTATGTGCAATAAAGCAACAGGTACGATGTCTGCCGTTGCTAGTGATTGCACAGGGAAATTTTTTATTTTCGTAAAGTGTGACACACTGCCATTACGTCTGCGTTCTATATCAGGAAATGCAAACTCTCTGCCAGATGGAGTACGTATTTTTCCTGTGTTCAGGGCTTCCTTTGCTAATCGACTGTGCCACTGTGCAATACCACTGTACTTCTTAACAAACTGATCGTAGTATCTGCCTACAGCAGGTGCTTTACCAAACGAACTAGCTCCGAAGAGAGGTGCGAAAGTATGTGACTTTGCTTCTTGTCTGGACGTAAGTTGACCTGCATCTGTAATCACTTTAGCTGTATAGGCATGGACATCAAAGCCTGTATCTATTTCTTTCATAGCTATTTTGTCTTGTCCTAAGAAAGCAGCAACCCTAAACTCTAGCTGTGCAAAGTCTGCTTCCATAATCTGTCCACCTTCCCATCGTGATACAAACACACGCTTAACAGGAAACGTGCCACCTCTAGGCATGTTCTGCATGTTGGGGTCAGCACCACTAAACCGTCCTGTGCTAGTACGATGTTGCAAAAGTCTAACGTGCAGCTTACCATTTTTCTTTGTATAGGTAGATATACCGTCAACAAAACTAGATAGATATGTATCAACAGCCGACAGCCTACGTACATTTTGTAAGAATGTTATAGCGTCTGTCATGTTACGACCTCTGGCTACATTCTCAAGCAACTCAAGGTTAGTCTTGTTTGTACTAAAGCCATTAGCACTAACCCACTTAGCGTTGGGTGCTTTAAACTTTAACCCTGCTACATCAGGAGTATCGCTAAAAATATAGCCAACACCTGTACAGTCAGGACACTTGCTAGGTTTAGCAAAAGGTTTACCGTCTTTCTTTGTCTTGCGTATCATACCACGACCAGAGCAAACTCTGCACTGCTTGGCTTGCTTCTTGTACATAATACTAGAGTGCCACGCTACATTCTCCCTGTAGTCTGTGTTATTCATGTATGGCTCAAACTGATTACCCCACATAGCTTTATCGTTAGGCTTACGACTATAGATAACCCACGATAACTGCTCTGGACTATTAAGATTGATAGGATAGTCACCCATTAACTCACGGCATTGTTTGTCAAGACTCTGTACTAGTGTAGCACGTTCAGTCTCAAACTCCTTACGCACATCTTCAAGCACAGTAAGGTCTACAGAAAAACCACGTTGATATATACGTGCCAAACATACAGCTACTTCATCTGTAAGTTTAGCTGTAGCACTAAGCATAGAATCAGTTGTAGCTAGTCTATGCTGTAGCTTGTTAGCAAGCTGTTGTGTAGCATGTAGGTCAGCAGATAAATACTCCGACAGTTCATCAACAGGTATGTCTCTAGTTGAATATCCTTTCTTGAAGTATTCCTTTAGAGTGTCCTGTTTTTTGGTAGCCAGTTCAAACCTTTCGGCACAGGCTTCAAGAGACAGTGGTTCTTTCAACCCACGTTGTAAAACGTAAGTGTTAAGCATGGTATCAAATACCTTACCGTCATACGTGAACCCAGATTCCCACAGCCACATCAAATCGTGTGGTGCATTGTGCATAATAAGAAGTGTTGTTGCGTCTAACATTCTCTGCACTATCTCTTTGCCTGACGGTGTAGGCTCTCTTTCTGCATGGTCAAAGGTAACAATAGTTTCCTTACCAGACTCACACAACATACCTATCATAGTCAGACTATTATCTGGTTCAAATGGGTCTAGGTGTAGCTTGCCACCACGATGAGTAACAGTGTTTTCTACATCAAGAGTTAGTTTCATTAGTTAATACTTTCATTTAAAGAGTGAATAGGTAAATTATAACAATCTGCTCTAACTGTAAAATTATTTGATGGGTCTATTTCTCCTTTACGTAAAAAGGTAGCGTCCTCAAAATATTGTTTTTTAGACATAGCTCCTAGAAACCAACCAATACTGAAGTCTTTTTTTACACGTGTAAAAACATACCAATCGCAAGCCTGTTTAGAACTTGTTTGTGCAATACTACAATCATAATGTGGTAAAGGTTTAACTGTAGTTTGTTTAGTTTTTACATCTACTTTTATATTATTATCTAATAAAATATCATACTGATAAGTATTTTCCCACTTACCACCAATTATATCTAAAGCAATTTGTTCTCCTATAAAACCTGCAATGTTTCCATTACCACGTAATATAGAGTTATTTATTGCTCCCATTTCTTTTGCTTTATTTCTTGCTTTTATTAACATATCATCAGTAATTTTTACTTCTATCATGCTGTGTACCTCGCTGTTTTGTAGTTAAGATCACAGTGTACAACACCATGCCAACCTGTGAGTTTGTTCTTAACAATATTTAAATGCCGTTGTGTGTCTTCTTCCTCTTGCCCTTCTACCACAGGGTTCTTGGCAATCAATACCATCAGGTCTGCTTCAGCAGCTTTACCTGTACGTGAGCCTTCCATCATAGATTGGTTCAAGAGTATCTTGCCCTCTGCATCAGCCGATAACTGTGACATATATATCATAGCACAGCCATACTGTTTAGCTATCATCCTTGCATGTATAGCATTGGCTTTGAGTGCCTCGTCAGGTCTAGCAAACCCTGCTGTGGTAGCAAACTTGTCACCCATGTCGAGTATTACTATGTCAGGATTAAAAGATTTACACATGCTCTCAACCCAGTTCATATCATAGCCTGACACATCTTTAAACTTTACATTATTTCTAATCTGATTGAACCTGTCCATAGCTTGATGTTTATTGTCTGCTACTTGATACTTGTCCATATCATTTGCAGCCGTAATGTATCTGTGTATAACTCTGTGATGTCCCTCTTCATTACACAGCACAGCTACCTTTGCTCCTTGGTCTGCAAAGCCACCTTGACCTGCAACTAAAGACGCATGAAAAGATGTCTTGCCTGTGTTAGGTCTTGCACCTATCTCAATCAAGTGACCTGCATTGATACCCTCAACCTTACGTGTCAATGAGGGTAGGTTAAATGTCCACTGAGACTCAAGTTTATTCATCGACAGTATAGTATCAAAGTCAGAGTCTTCCCACGCAACATTTAATGTTGGAGTAAAGTCATCACTATACTTCTCAAGTATGAGTCGCAGAGGTTCTAGGTTACTCTTAGAGCCATTGACATAATCAAAGCCAAGGTTTGCTATGTCCTCACCCACTACCTGTTGAAATAACTTAGACAAAACATCTTGAGCTACGTCATTGCCTAACGGCTGTTCTCTTTTTATCTTACTAAACAGATGAGAGTACGCCTCTTTCTGTGCAGTTGTAAGAGTTGCATTTGTAGATAAGAACAGTGCCTCTATTTCGTCAGGTGTAACATTACGTTCATACCTTTGCATTGCTGTATCTACAGATCGTTTAATCTTTTGTACATCTTTACTAAACAATCTGTCTGGACATCTAGCTCCACGATGTTCATCGTAAAACTGTTTATCCATTAAACTTCTAATCAGTCCTAATTCCATACATTATACTCCTGTGTTGATCTAAATTTTCTAAGTCAGTCGGGTTTCTATACTTGAGGTCATCTTGCAGATTCATAAC